CTGTAATACCATTCTCATTGCGGTGACCTATACCACTTCTAGTAAAGTTACCACCAATTGGGGAAGATTTTTTATTACTAGAATCAGATACAAATAAAGCATTAACATTAGAATTAGCAAAATGCATTATAGTACCATCAGGTACACTAATACCTTCACCAGATGCACTAATATTTACAGTAGCAGGGGGACTTGAGCTTCTAAAATTAGTTAATAATGAACGTAAAGAGTTGTTAATCTGAGTACGAGAGGCATTCAGTGAAGTACCTGCTGTAGGTTCTATATATGTATTTGAATCTTGTAATGCCATTTAAACTCCTGTTGCTGTCATCATTACAGACATACCTGCAGAGGTAGAACCTGCGCTTCCATCACTACTTTTAAATACTTGATAACTAACTGCTTGATTTGAAGCAGCTGTAGTTACTACTATGTGTGGCTTATTTGAATCCTCATCTAGCATTGCGTAACTTATCACAGGTCTAGTTAAAAAACCTGCACTAGTAATATCAATAGTTTTAGTAGTAGCATTATATTCAGTAGTATCTGTAAAAGTAACTGTATCCTTTTCTATAGTATACCTAAATTTATCAATTGTAAAGTCAAATTCTTCGGGTTGATCATTTTTTAATATAAATTTTAATTGGAACTGTCTAAACGTTCTACTACCGGCTTGATAAGTTTGAAATCCATCATTAACTGTACCGCCTACAAATTGAGTAGTAATCACATTACCATTTGCATGAAATAATTGAGCATCTGCAGCAGTAGTAGTTCTAATTTGTGTTTGTGCTGTAATAGCTCCTAATGTGCCTGCAAAAGTATCACCAGAACCTGTATCATTATACTGCTTAAGACTAACTAATTTATAATTAGAAGCTATACTTGTTATATTAGCTAAAGCATTACCACCAGTAGCATCTCCATTTGCATGATAACTGGCTCCTAATCTAATTTCATCAGCATCTATAACTCCTGCTATTAATGCATATGAGTTTGAGTTTGAATAATCACCCTCGTCTACTACGCCAGAAGAAGTATAGGTACCAAAACCACTAGAGTTAAGAGCTGCGGTTCTACCTGCATCAGTATATAGTTGTATAGTAGTGGTAGAAGGAGCATTTACATAAAGTTCTCTGTCATTTATCTCTGTCATACCATTTACATCATGAATAATAACTCTATCACCATTAGCTATACCATGAACACCATCAGTAGTTATAACTGCAGGACTAGCTTTTGTAATTCCTGTAATAGCTATAACATTACCAGTATATTGGCCATCATTCCATATAGCAAATACATTACCATCAACACCGCCACTCATCATGGTTTGATTATTTGAATCAAATCTAGGAGATACCACATCAGTATTACTAAATCCTAGCACATGACCAATTCCACCAAATTGAACTTCTTTTAGTACACCACTAGTACCGGATACTTCTGTAACACCAGATAAATAAGTTGTTTTAGTATCTGTCCAATTAGTTTGTACAGATTGAGTAGCTTCGATATCTACAAATATAGAACCTGTTACAGTTGATCCAAAATCTCTAATTTGTGTTATATACTCAGCAGTACCAGCAGCTAATAGATCAGTAGCAGTAGCAGTAGCTGACCAACCACTAGAAGTACCATTAGCATTATCTGTAGTACTAGAATCAAATGGTGAATCGGACTTATTAAAAGCTAAACCACCGGTATTAGAATCAGCAAAAGAAGGAAAGTTATCTTCTCCTGCATTTGTATTAGTTATAGAAGTAAAATTAACAGAAGGGCTATCTTCACTAAATGCAGCAACTACAGTACTTCTAATAGGTCTAGAGGTAATAAGAGTAATTGCAACTACATCATCACTGAAATTACCGCTAGTATCCCTAGTTCTTGCAAAATAAGTAAATTCTCCAAAAGTATCTATGGGTATAGATTTACGAGCAGTACCTGCAGATACTGTTACTAGGTCATCTGCTAAAACAAAATTTTCTATACTATTTGTTAGTGTTCCTGGTAGTCTTTTTATAACTACCTCTTTAAGATCAATATCTGATAATTCTCCATCTGCTCCTCTAGCATAAGACCATAGTAAGGTAATTTGATCAGTCTGTTGACCGCCAGTAAAATTAAATATATTTGAGGGTTTATCTGTTTTACCAATAATAGATTTACTTATAGTAGCAGTTATTCCTCTTATATCTTTATTTAAAGGTACAATTCTAAATAGGACATTTCTAGCATCACTAGTTGGTCCTCTATTTATACCATTAACAGTAAATCTAATTTTACCATCGTCATCAACTCCGGTGGCAGGAACTTTTACAGTATTAAAAGATGTTAAATCAGTGCCTCCGTCATTAGTACCCACATCCTCAACAGCATCTAATTTATAAGATATTTCATAATCTGTTACACTCTGTTGTTGTATATGATCAAATTGTAGAGTAACACGAACAGCAACTCCTCCAGTTTGTTCACGATATAACGATTCAATAATACTAGCATTTTCTACCTTTTGTATAGGAAGAGGAGAATTACCTAGTTTAACAGATTTTGTATTAAATGCGCTAGTCCTACCTCCCCTACTTCTATTTCTAGCTCTAACAGATGTTGTACCAACTGTTAATTCGGGTGTATGTCCATCCTTAGTTAAAAATATTTGCTCAAATTCAGAACCAGTTTCTAAACTATACACGCGATTATTAGCTAAATGAAATTTACCAGTATATTGTCCTGTATCATATTCAAAAGTAGCTATCCCTCCAGAAATATTGCTAATAGTACCTACAGGATTAATAGAAATATTAGTAAAGGTAAAGCCACTTAAATTATTAGAAGGTGTAGTAGCTGTTTGTATTTTATATATGTAATTAGCAGTTAATGCAGCATTATATTTAGCAGAAGTAACATCATAACTAGTATTTGATATAGAAAAAATACTATCAAAAGATGACTGAACATTGTCTCCTACCTCAAATATTGGGACATTATAGTAATCTACCTCTGCTCTAAAAGCTGTTTCTGCAGCAGTACTATTGTATACTATATTTGCATTCATTTGTACATTATCGTTATTTAAAACAAACTGACCTGCAGTTCGCTCTGTACCATCTATAAATAAACGAACAAAAGCTTTATCTCTAGGTCTTACCGGTAAATCAATAGTAGTAGAATCATCACCATTTATTTCTCCTGATTTTACAAATGTAGATTCAGATCCAGATACATAAAAACTATTATTAGAGTAATGTCTAGAATCTAAAAGTTGATTTAATTTAATATAGAATGGAGGCTCGGGTATCTTGGTAACTAAAGTTACATCACTAGTTCTTTTATTTTCTATTTTTACCTTATCAGATGCTAAAGTAAATCCAGTTATAGGTTGGCTAATATCAGTAATAGTACCTGCATGTCCTATAAAATTTAATAAACCCTGTTCTTGATCTTTTTCCTTTATAGGAATGATAATATTATCTGTACCTTTTAATCCTGCAAATACACCACTATCATTAGCTTCTAATATATTACGTTGAAAATTTTCATCAAATACTTGACCAAAACCCTGTATAGTTAACTCTACATTACCATCTACAGTACCTGATGCAGTATCTACAATACTAACATCTGTACATAGTAATTTTACCTCACCTACAATACTTGAAAAACCATTTTTACCTGCTATAGTTACAGAACCAGTTTCTAGTAGTACATTAGCATCAGATACTTGAATAGTCTGACCACTAATTCCAGATAAATTTGCATTAGCTACTAGAGACTCTGCAGATGGTTTAGACATTTCATATTCAGTAATATAAGTTATACCGAATCCGTCTCGTTCAGTAGACGTTTCTAGTACACCAGTTAGAACTATTGATCCATCAGTATGCTGTCTAGGACTAGCAAAAAAATTAAAATTAGGCACAGGAGGAACAGTTAAAGCAGATTGTATATCAGTATAGGCAGTAGGTTTATAATCAATAAAAGTATCTGAATCTACGTATACATTAGATATATATTCTACAGCTGATAGATTAACTTCATTAGTATCCATTTCACGTTCTATTTGAGTTATTTTAAAAAGTTTATCAGTTTTAGAGCTATAAATATTTGTATCTTCTTTTACAAGTTCTCCAAATGTCCATAAATCTCCTTTTTTAGGAACATTATTAGCAGTAAAAGCAGTATAGTTATCCCAAGAACTGGTTATAGGATTAAATCTTTTGATAGGATTAACAGTAGCTCTATCACTTCCCGAAGTAACATTATCTGTAGTAGAAAGAGCAAAAGCACTATTTGAAACTATGTATAAATCAATTCTATCACTAGCTGCTTTAATAACTCTTAAAGCTAAAGGACCAGTATTTGAAGTTCCAAAATTACTTGCACTAAGAGACGGAACAGTATAATGTTCTAAAAATACATTAGTATTAGATGAAGTAACTGCAGAATCTTTTTCTATTTTTCCACCAAAACCATAAGCTATACCACTTGCCTGAAAAGCTACGGATATCACATCTCCAGGAGCTAGCTGTAAAGCATCGACACTAGTAGTAAAAGTAGTAGTTCTCTTTAAGTATCTAGAAGAAGCTATTTGATATTGTGCAAATCTTAACGCCTGACTTCGTCTAGTAACTCCGGCTAAATCTAGAGATTGGATATTCTCTATTTCAGTTTTTCTAATTCCATCATTACTACCTAGCTGATCAATTCGAACTGTTTCTCTTTTAAAATGATTTGTAGGATCAATATAACTAACATCTACGCCAGTTAATACTTCACTTTCCTTATTGCCTCCTATTATAAAAGTATTCTCTTTTATATTAGTTTCATTAAATACAGCAACAGGAGTCTCTTCGGGCAAATCACAAGCTAGTGTTACTTTACCATGAGCATAAATTATAGCACCTCTAAAACTTGCAGCTAAACTATTTAAAGTATCAAAAGATTGAGACTGATCAGCAATAGTTATATCTAAGATAAATCTTCTTTCTTTAATTTTAGTACCTTGAAGTATTCCAAGTTGGTTTTCTCTAATACTTGTAAATGTGTTTCTAGGTTTACTTCTAAAAGTGCCATCAGATAATCCATCTACTCCTACGAAATTACCTGTAGTAAAATCACAAGCATCACAAAATTGTGCAATTTGGTAGAATCTATATTTATCTATATTTTCTTCTGGTATGCTCAAACCATATGTTTTATTAGTTAATATATCATATATAATCCATACGGGATTTTGAGACCACGAATATACAAAAGTTCCATCCCAAGTGCCTCTATAAATATTTATAGTAGCACTTGTTTGTACATTAGTACCTGACTGTTGTAAGTAATAACCAGCAGTAGCAGGACTATTAGCTCCCGTAGAAGGAACTTCTATATGACGCCAATCAATTTCTCCTGTTACTAGAGTAGGTTGATTATAATTAGAAGGTACTTTATGTACTAATCCTTTAACTAAAGAAGTAAAAGTTGGTATACCATTGTGCTCGTCACCAGCTCTTAAGGCATAGCCTATATGAGCAGTTCTAGGATAAGCTTGTGGAGAATTTTCTATCTCATTCCATCCTACTAACTGTATATCATCATTTGTACCAGAACTAGTAGAATCTCCAGAGGTTTTTGATACACTAAATCTATATCCATCCGTACTTTTAGATGCTTCAGGTATTTGAATTTTTACTGTAAATTTAAAAGAAGTATTTGTTTTACCACTTATAGTTCTAGAAACACTAGCAATTTGAGTCGTTCCAGTTCTATTAAATACTGTTATAGCTACTGAAATACTGTGTCGTAATAAATCCCCTTCATCAGTAATTGTTTGAAGAGATGTTATCAAAAATTGAAATTCTAAAGCATCCCAGTCTTTAGCAGAAGTTTCTTGTAGAGTAACACCAGTTGCAGGTATTCCACTACTTCCGTGTCTTAAAATAACAGAAGATGCAAAATTTTGAGGAGTAGTAATTGTTTCTCCAAATGTATCTAATCTACCCTGAACCGTTGTACCAGTAGTGGATAATGTTTTAAATTTTTGTGTATTTTCAAGACCATCACCATCTAGATTAATAAGATCATCAATTGAACTATCTGTTAATTGTATATCTTGAGGACCATTAGGATTAATTCTATATACAGGCCCCTCTCCTAGTCCTATGACTACAAAGAGAATGTCAGTTGAAAATAAACTTTGAGGATCTTCTGTTGGCTCATAAGGTTGACCGCCTCCTCCTTTACCGCCTTTTGCACCTTGTATCTGAGGAACTAGCGTATTAGAATGATTAATAAAATTTCTATGTGCCATCAAATTGCGCTCCTACACTGATTGCGTCACTACTTCCATGAGATATAGAACTTATATACCCACTTAAAAACTGACCACCAACACGATTCATTCCGTATACTAAAGCAACGGGTGTACCACTAGTAGAACTATTAGTTAAACCACCAAACATACCAGCA